AGCATCTCTATCTTTCTTCCAAGCCTCATAGGTCTTAAAGCCAGCCTTAAACTGTGCTTCCGTAATTGTCTCAACGCCATTGTCAAAGATAACTGAGCTAAAATCCTCGTCACGGATTGACCAACCTCCATTAGGTAAAAGGTATGTCATAACATCGCCGCCTGTAATTGTCATGATTAGGCTCCTATTTCCATTGCGATAATTGTGCTAGTGCCGGAGCCTGCGCCTGTAAAGGCTTTAGCTGTGTTAGAGGCAGAATTTAGTTGAGTTTTGTAAGTGATTGCCGATGTAGTTGCAGGTGTATCCACAAAAGAAATCGTAACGTTAGATATGTTAGTCAATGAAGAACCTGTTGTACCTACGATCGCCGCTAATGTGCCGATAGAAGTAGCATCCCTCATTAGCCTGAAAGTCGCCGATGTATCTCCGGTATCTTTACCGCTGCCGCTATGGGTTGCAATAATCATAACTCTTGAGGTGTTAAGCGATGGAGTAATCGTTACGCTTAAACCTGTGTCTGTAAAAGTAGTTGTCGAGACGTTTACTTGACTGGCTGCGGTGGCCTGTATAACCTGCAACACTTTACCCCCTGGAGTGCCACCAATAGTTACATAAGCTGACCCTGAATAGTATTGTGTGACATCAGTATCTTTAAGATACGTAAACATGCCTTCTTGAGGTGAGGTAATAGCGGATGCGCGAGCTGCTGAGCTGGCAAAGACCATGACTACCTGCGAGGCTAGATAGCCGTTAGCGTCTGCCGCCGTTAGGACGTCGCCCGTCAGAAACTCTTTAAATCCTAAACCTGCTGCCATTGTGTATCTCCTAGTATCCTAATATGGACGTGCCTATTATACCCGACGTGACTGATCCTATAATGAATCCCTCCACAATCGGCTCAAGCGTGGTGACTGTGCACTTCATGCTGTTAGGTGTTATATCCCATGCCAAGCCCTGCACTTGCAAGGTCTTAACGATTGTCGAGCCGTCTGGCTGTACGTTAGTGATCTTGACGTTATCAAAGTAATCTAAACCGATCATCGTGTCAGTTGGTACATCTGTATCTAGTAGATCGACAGTCATGGCATCAATGCGGATAGTTGTCTCAGCTCTAGTCGCTACATAGATACGAGCAATGTTTAAGACTTGAGCATCTGTCTCAGGTATCATGTCAGTTACTGTTGTGCCATGAGGGAAGTACTTAGCCGATGAGTCTGTGTTAGTAGCAGTCTGTGCTGTGCCGCCTATGCGTGTCATGCTTGCTTGATTCACGATCAGCTTGTCATCAAAGGCGTACTTAAGGTCTGAGTAGGGAATGCCTGTAGTCTGGTCGAACTCAATAGGTGCGGTCTTAAGCGAGGCCACAACATCAGCTCGATCCTTAAACTCAGCTGTGCCATCTGCCAACATGAAGAATGCACCTTGTTCTGCGAACTCAGCAGCCTTGAGAGCTGCGAGGGATGTGCGAGCTGTGCCTGGATCTACCTGGACTGTCGTCGATCCGGTATCTGTTACTCTCATTGATGTAGGAAATGAGACTTGATCTAGAATCTTTGTGATGCGAGTGCCTGTAGTCTGACCAGCAGTTGCACCTGTAACTGTAGCCACGTTAGCCATCTGGAAAAGTCTAAAGGCATCCGAGCAGACAATATCGACGTATCCGATCTCCTGCCCTGTCGGATAGTAATACTTGTAGGTGTCGACGTATCCAGAGAATAAGAACTCCTGCGCTGTAGCAGTAGTAGCTGCGACTCGGATCTTGCGTAGTGGAGTTAGGTAGCCAAAGTAAGGTGAGGCTGCATTCTGAGGGTTAAAATTAGAGTCAGGATCTAAGACCCGCACTGTGCAGTTGCCGGACTCGTAGGTATCACGCATGATATTACGGCCACGGCTAATCTTGATTGATCGAGTGACGCTACTGAGATCAACTACTGGATCTAGTACGGCAGAGGCTGCGAATGTACCTGTGCCTAACTTGCCGTATTTGTTGTCGCCAATAATAAACCCAAGGCCGAAGGTAGCACCTTGGCTAAAGTCAAAAGATACCGAGATGGTTGCAGGAAGTGTCATTCGATTGCTACTGCGCCTCTATTGCGTGATCGATTGATGCCTACAAAAGATCCTGATAAAGATTCATTAGTCTGTGAGCTAGTAATTATTGCGGCAAGATCCTCTTCGCCGACTTTGACTGAGACATAAACATTTGGCACAGCGCTACTTTTGCCGCGTAAATCTTCAAGACCTAAGCCGCCGCCGACGTTGCCAGGAACATTAAAAGTAGGAGGCACAAATGGTACAGGCCCAATAGCATTAGGATCACGTGGAGGCATTGGAGGTAGAACAGCGCTTGGTGGTACAAGCTGACCAAATTCAGGCGCCTTCCAGTTACGATAAGGATTAGGAGCTTCTGGAGTAGCGAGCAGCGCTAGCCGTAATTCATTATTACGCTTGACGGCAGCTTCTAAATCCTTGGCTAATTTTTCTGCCATGACAGCATTACCATCCAGAATGGCCTTCTGTAATTCTAAGGATATGCGATCGGTCTCGCTAATCTTGCCCTTGAGGGCTGCCTCTATGCCGATAGCTTCTAGATTGAGAGTCTTAGAGGCCTTCTGTAAGGCTAGAGTCTTCTTCTGTGTATCTAGAGTCTTTCTCTGAAGTGCTGCTAATTCTTTGGCACGCTTGGCTGCTGCTGCCTCTGCTGCCTTGCGAGCTGCAGCGTTAGGATCAATAAACGTACCACCTAGGGCAGATGAAGGATAACCGCCCATACCAGCGGTCGCTGCGGCACGAGCTCGTTCTGCTATTCGCTCTTCATGTCCCGTGAGACGATCAAGAAAGTCAGTAATATCATCAGCAAAATTGTCCACCTTGCCGTAGCTTTCAGTACTAAAATTGACGACACCTTTAACTAGTTTAGCCAATTCAGTGACTGCCTTTGCAGTATTGGAAGCAAGTGTTTCCATACTTACGGCTAATTCGTCTACTGTTGTGTCACCAGATAAAATCATTAGCGCGTCAATTAAACCTTTACCAATAATTTCTGAAGCCTCGCCTGCTGCTCTGCCCAAAACTGCCATTTTGCCCGCATAGGTGTCTAGGTAGGCTGCGTTAGCACCAGAGAATTGCTTATTGAGTTTATCTTGTACATCTGAAAACTTCATAGTCTTGAGTTCAGCTTGCGATAGTCCTAGAGAATACTTGCGAAGTCCGCGAGTCTGCCCGACATAAGCCATGGTCAAGTCATTGACTACGGTCTCATAATCAACGCCGGAGCCCCGTGATATGTCAAGAGCTTGAGTCAGTAATTCTGTGGACTTGGCGACAGAGCCAGTCGTCTGCAATAGCTTCTGCATTGATGGACGTAGCACGTCATCTGCAACGCCTGATGCTTTAGATAGGTTAGAGATAAACTCCTCAATACGTGGAGTGTCAAAGGCTAGGCCTAGGTTCTTAACTGCTAATGCAAGCTGTGAGGCTGCCCGCTCATCTTCTATAAATGCCTTGGCGGCTTTCTTGCCAAAGTTAATTACTGCAGCGGTTCCAAGAGCAATTCCTGCCGCGCCTGCTAGTTTCTTAAAAGATTTGGATAATCCCTTAACGCCTTTATCAACATCGCCTAGGGCTTTTTTGCCTTTATTCTCAACGATTATGGGAATGCGTAATTCAGCCATTAGTTACCACTCTCGTTAAATTTAGCAGCAGCCTTTTCTAGCGCCTTGATAACTCCGGCCTTAGCCTTGCCTTCATCTTCTTTGTAAGCTTTAAACAATGCTCGACCTGACATCTTGCCGCTGCCAGCCAGAGAGTTAGGCAGAACTGATACGAACTGACTACTTGACTTACGGCCTGCCCAATCGTAGATTACTGCAGCTGCTCGCTTGCTGTGGATTGATACAGTTGATGACCAGCCTTGACGATTAGGCTTAGTCGGTGTCAGTTTATAACCTACGCCTCGACGTGCCTCGCTTGCGTCATACATTGGAAAGGTTGCAGTCTTAACATCGTGCTTGACGAATCCAGAAGGCATCTGATCATTAGCAGGCAAGAACCCTTTAGCCTTTCTTACAAGTGGCTTTAGGAATCCAATCATCTCATCGCGTGTTGCTTTGTCTAGATCCGGAGAGAACTTCTTAAGTGCTTTGCGAAGCTCATTAGCGCCTTTTAGCTCTGTAGGCATCCTGTTGCTCCTTTGCTCTGTCTTTCAATGCTTTCAGTAACATCTGGAGCATCGATGAATCTAAATCTATAAGTGCTTGTGGAGGGATAGCCGTCTCAATGCTCAAGCGAGCGATGAGATAGTGGATGCTATCCCTGCCTAGGCCAAAGGGTCAGACTCTGCAACCTCGACACTCTTTAGAGT